ATTCGCTTATCACATTATATATAAATTCCCTCAATTTCATACATCATATTCATTTAAACCTCTCCAACAATATTATTAAAATCTTGGGTTTGATCAATATTTGTACGTTTTTCTAATACTTCAAATAAAGGGACATCGCCAGTTTCTTCTTTAATTTCGAATTGATTAAATTGTTTCGTAATATTTCTATCACCATCATAATGGGTTATTATCCCCTTTTGAACATCTTTGAGTTGTTCGCCAGCGACAAAATCAGTTAAAGTATCTATTGTATTTTCAACCATTTCGATTTCCATTACAAGGGGGGTGAAAAAAGTATTGGAGATTATAATGGTTTGATTTGGTTTCCCAATATATGGAAAAGTATTTGCTTTAACGTCTGAAGAACTACTTGGGCTTAATTGTAGAAAAATTAATGATCCTGCATCATCAAAACGATATCTTGTAGATTTTTGAGAAGAAGTTCCATCATTATCTTTAACTGGTGATACTTTATTAGATGTTACAACATATCTAACAGTATTTCTTGACTTAGTACCGTCATCATTAATATATTCAATTCTAAACCCCTGTAATGCGTTGTTTGCTTTTAAAGAATCAGTTAAATCGCTACTGTTGATAACGATACCTTTTACGGTTGGTAACGAAGATAATACACTACAATCAATAATTGATAAAGTAATAGATTTTGGTTTGATATATATTGTATATATGCCTAATTGATTGAAAGTGGTTGCGGGCAATTTTAAATTATACAGACCTTCCAATATATTTTCGTTTCCATTTATTTGTTCATCATCGGGTAAATAATTATAAGATATCATATCAGTTTTATCTTTATCGCTTACCTTATAAATAATATTATTTTCAGTATATCTATTTGGTGTATAATTATAATAGATGTCAATATCGTCGACATTTACATCTGATGGCCTTGTTACTCCGTAAACTCCTATTCCCATTTTAACTATTATTTATTACGTTAAATAAATTTCCTCCAGCATATGTGTTTAAATCAATCAACGATTTGATGTATTCCAATCTATAATTCCAATCAAACACAGATACTTCTTGTCTGGTTATAAATACATCATCATTTATTTTAGGATTGCTGATTAATTTACTTTTATTGGGATTTTTAAATATTAAGCCATCATTAAATGTGATGTTGGAATCATAATCAGATAAAAGCATAAATTTTGTTGTAGTTCCTGTAGTAGAAATATAATCAGAATACTTGATACCATCGATATAATATGCCACTTTTTCGTTTTGAATTGATTCAGTAAAAACCACACCATCATTAACATCACTCCCATCACCAAAATATTGATTTTTAAATGTATCGGTTATGGCGTATTTTCGTAATTCGCTTAACCTACTACTCGATATGCCAGTTACTTGAAAATCGCTCATCATTATAAATATTTACATTCAAATTTATTTAATGTTTCTGTTTGTGTAGGAAACATTTTATTTATTTTATTTTTCATTGCCAAAATAATATCGTTTCTGTATTTTGAAACCCCTAACATATGACAAAACCCTAAATCTGGAGCTATTGTTTCGTACCATTTTAATTTAGTGTTCTTTATTATTTCATATGGTAAAATTTCCAAAATTTTAGTTTTATTAATATTTAATGTGTGATATAGTAATGCTTGTTCGGCAATCACATTAATTCCAATATATTTATCTGCGATTTCGTTTATATTGGTTTCTTTGGATAAATCACCAATTATTTTAGTAACCCTATCAATATACTTATTTTTCAATTCTATATTATGAAACCCAACAACCCCCGCATTGTAGCCCTGAATATTAAATTCACTCCATTTGATTCCATATTTATCGAAATATTTTTTAAAGGGTGTCGATGAATTCGGATAATAAATTTTAAAACCATCAAGGGACATCGTATATGAATTTTCCACATTTTGCACCACCGAATCATATTCGCCGTTAAATATTTTATTTCCAATGATGTCTTTAAAAAAGAAAACATCCCCATCAATATGAACATATGGTTCATTTATCAGCGATTGGGTTTTTATCTTGCCCCACATCCAAAATTTATGACTAATGCCCTCATTATCAAAATCAACAATATGAATATTATTATACGGGATTAATGAATACAGTTCCACTGATTTTTCATCACAATACAAGTCAATTTCATATCCCATTTTCTTTATAAGTAACGCACTAAAAAAATACGAATAAAAGTTTTTATTAAAATCTTTATAGTTATGCAATTGTTTTGCTTTATTATCTATAGATGGTGTTGACCATATTGAATGTATGTATCGCATTTTATTTATTTTATTCAAAAAGTAATATTTCCCCAATACCTACTGAAAGCGCACCTTCCACACTTCCACTATTAATAGAGGTACTACTTGTTATTGTGGAAGGGTAATATAAGGTTGTATTTAAACTATCATAATAATTTAGAGTTTTAACAGTATCATATAACAACGCATTGGTGGGTATAACATCAAAAAATCCAATATCTGGTGAATCTGAAGTTAAAGAAAATTTAAAATAATAAATAATGTCTAAATCTGAAATAATACCTCCACAGTCATTTTCACAATTAGGTAAAATTTCCATTTTAGTTATCCTATGTACTGTTTTTTTTAAAATTTCCATTATTCATTTGTTGTTTTTCTTAGATAAACCCTAATATCTTTTTCTGGGTATTTAATTTCAAACATAGAATCTTCAGTTGAATGTATGGTATTGCTAATAATTTTTATTTGTCCAGTGTTGGTACTTAAAATTTCTTGTGAAATAACATTATTTGAATATTGGCCGCCAACCCTGTTATAAACCTTAATACTAATAATATTAACAACACCGCTGGCATCTAAGATTTGTTTTTCCAATCTTCCCAGAAAAATATCTTGGTTCATTTCATAATTATTAATGCTCAAATAATCTTTAACAATGATTATAATATTATTTGCTATTTGATTTTCTGAGACATTTTCAATATATGCATCAATATCAAAGGCCAAATTAATTATCTTACCATCCTTAACTTCAACATAATCGTTCACAGTCCTAAAATTAGAAAGATATTCGGTAATATTTGTTTTTAATAAAGTATTGCTCGTATTAGATAATTTACCATCTGAACCAATACCTAACATTGATATGACAATTTTATTGTTTTCTTTGTGTACGTTTGCCCTAAAAGGAGAACCAAATTTACCGGGCATTTTATAAATTTGCAATAAATAATCGGTTAATGATGTATCCCTATTTTGGCTCGAAAAATTATATTTAATTAATTGCCTGATTTGTTCAACACTTAAACCATCGTTGCCCCCAACAGCGGGTATCGGATTTGTGACTTTTAAGCTTCTAACCACAGCTTGATTTAGTTTCTGATCAGAACCTACACAGTTTAAACTATATCCACCCATTTGAGTTAAAACATTCGATCCCACATTTGAATTACTGCCCCCGCCAGTTCTATATTTAACAAATAGGGTATATCCCGCTTTTAATTTTTCACCTAATGCAGTATTGTTTAGAAAATTTTCAAGAAAATATCTATTGCTCACCCCCTCTTTTAAGAATCCTTCTTGAAAAATATTAACATTGGCATCTCCCGAACCAAAAGTTAATTTACAATATCCATTAGGAGTAAATTCTCTTATGAATTTCTTGGTAACATCAATCCATGTGGCCGCTTTAATACCATCGGTGTTATTATTGGCATTTGAACTATCATAGTCTTCAACGAATACTTTTTGCTGGGCCAAATAATCCACCTCATAAAACCTATAATTATCATTATTAAAATCAGCGGTTGTTGGATTTGTACTAAAATTAGTCCCTTCCATTAATATTACGCTTTCAATATCAATAATATCTGGATCTGGGAGTATTATCGAAAAAAATTGAATAACATCATTTGTTGTTATTACTCTTCTATATATGCTCGTACTGCCATTTACAACTACTTCACGTTTAGTAACACTATAGTTGGCAATAGTTCCATTTGAATTCTTATTGGGTATGATTGAACGGTTTTTGTCCCCAAGATAGCTTACAGGTGATGTCCAATCTATTTTATATTGTGTTTCAAAGGTTTTTCCCCCGCCTATAACTTGAGCACCAACATCTAATACTGGATAATATGAAGCATCTGGTGAATTTCCAAGTGCCGGGACTTGTATCGTAAAATCAACAATAGTTACTGATGGTTTTTTTGCAGGGATATTAAACCCCATGTTTTTTGCGATATTTAATATTGAAGATCTTTGTTGTGCATATTCTAATTGAGTTTCCTGAAATAATCTATCCGTAGTTATCGAGAGATTATTAGTGACCCCAGCATTAATATCTAGCAACATACTACCTACTGAACTATCAGAAAAATCGCTGTATATTGTTGGATATGCTTGTTTTATAAAAGCAATTAAATCTGTTTTTATTTCACTAAAAGTCTTACTTGAAAATTTTACTATATTAGATGTATCAGTTGCCATTTTATTTTGTTTTTAAAAATTTAAATCTATTTCCCCCTCTTCGCTAAAAGTATCTTCTTCATATGTAAATTTAATGTTGACATTTAATTGATTCTCAGGTATTGTGGAATCATTAATCGTCTTATTAAAAGAAACTTTTTTTATTTTTAAATACGGGATATATGTGGAAACTGCCCTTTTAATTTCAGTTTCAATGTCATTCATGGTTAATTCATCATTAGGTTCAAATATATACTTTAATAAATCAGTACCATAATCTGATTCATAATATCTTTCACCTTTTTGTGTCAATAACAATAACAATAAATCTGAACTAAACGATTCTTTTGTTATTTTTCCGGTTTGAAAAAAAGTATTTGTAGAATTATCGTCAATTAATGGAAACTTAATGTTATATGAATTCATTTATTTTTTTTCATATAAATACTTGTAAACAAAAAAATCCCCATCATAATTAAATGATAGGGATTAAGTAAATAATATAGATGATATGTTAATATATCATTAAAGGTATATTTTTAAATTATTTGATCGTTATTTTTTGCTTTCTTTCCTCGTTTTTCTTTTCTTGCCGCTTTTTCTTCGTCTTCTTTTTGTTTCTTTGCTGCAAGAAGTGTGATAATCGATTCATGCAATACCACTATTTGATTATCTCCATATTTTTTCAAAACACCTATGTATGTACAAAAATCTGGTTTAATTAATGAAACCACATCTGTATCAGATACCGTAACACCCGCAAGGCATTCATCAATTGCAATAATTTTTAAATTATCTGGTAACTGATCAAAGATTTCTTCATTAAATACTACAGCAAAATTAACACCTTCTGTGATAGATTCTACAAGATTATTCATCTTGACAATCTTACACGCTTCTTTTTGAGTTACATCGCTTCTTAACTCAAATAAAAGCCAATTTGGAATACTTGTGTTCTCTAACACTCCTTCAAACATTTTTTCAATATCTTCCGATATTTTTTCATACTTTTTTCCCATAAAATTAAATATTTAAATTGTTTATTAAAAATTTACATTATTTTTAAATAGGTAGTTGAACCTTTGATAATATATTTGTGCTTACGTGTGTGTAAATCTCCGTTGTTTTTGATGATGAATGCCCCGCTATTGATTGAATTATTCGCAAATCAACTCCTGATTCAAGTAAAGCTGTAAAACATGAATGTCGCAATAAATGAAAATGATATTCTTCACCTAAATATTTTTTAACAATTTGATTACAACTTTCAGAAGAATATTGCAAACCATATTGTCCATTAAATAAATATTTTTTTGGTTTATATTCCAACCAGTATTGCCTCAATAACTTAAGAACATTTTGAGATAAAGGAGTAATTCTATCTTTTCTTCCTTTTGCTTGCTTAACGTTGATGATCATTCTCTTTGAATCAATATCACCTATCTTAAGATTGGTAAGTTCGCTAACTCGCAAACCTACCGAATACCCCAAAGTTAAAATTGTTTTATGTTTAATATTTTCTATTTTATTTAATTTTTCTAAAAGAAACTCTTTTTCTATTATTTGGGGTAAACGTTTTTCATTTCGAGGTCGCCTAAAAAATATTTTATTTAAAAATTGAACATTTAATATTAATTTACAAAATAATTTTAATGCAGAATATACTTGATTTTGCTGAGATATTGACGTATATTTTTTTTCGAGAATATATTCTTTTATTTCTTTTGTTGTTATATGTAGTGCAGGTTTATTAAAATATCGCATCATTTCATTAACATAATAACAATACATATTTATGGTTTTATTTGAATAATTTTCAACTTTAAGAATTTTTTTAAAATTTTCTAAAGTTGATATTCTCTTTTCATTCATAATCAATTATTTATGAGGTGGT